AGCGCCCAGCTATTTACCGCATACCGCGCAAAAAGGCTTGAAGGGCATTTCGCTCGCACAAAGAGAATTAGCCAAGTATCGCCACGGACGATGAACCTTGAACACGCTTACTTTTTAGCTGTCTTTAATGAACTAAAACGATTAGGTGAGTGGGCACCACCCAATCCCCTAGAAAATGTCAGGCAATTTCGTACTGAAGAAAGCGAGATGTCATATCTCACAGCTGAGCAGATTGAATCGCTGTTAAAAGAGTGCCGCAATAGTTCTGCTGAAGACCTGGAGATAATCGTTAAAATTTGCCTGGCAACTGGAGCGAGATGGAGTGAAGCAGAAAGCCTAAAGCGTTCTCAGGTTTCCTCGGGGAAGATCACTTATATCAAGACTAAGGGTAAAAAGAATCGAACAATACCCATATCGGCCGAGCTAATGGGGGAACTTCCCAAAAAGAATGGCGCGCTATTTACCCCGTGCTACTACGCCTTTAGAAATGCCCTAGATCGCGCAGGGATAGAGCTTCCCCCAGGCCAGTTAAC